GATGGTTGAGAGGGTTGCAGGGTAGTAGATAAGTTTTAGATAACAAAAAACCCATTTATGTAAACGGGTTAATGAAAACAATAAGTTAGATTAAAAACAATAAGTTAGGTTGGTGGTCAGTGGTGGTTATTACGGGGTAATGCCAACCGCTGCCGCCACTTTGTCGCCACTTTGTCGCCACTTGGCAGCGTTGCCAGAGGATTGAAACGGAGCGCCGTTTCCAGATGATCCGGTGCCAGATGTGCGTAACGCATAGTCATTTTTATATCGTGGTGTCCGAGAATTTTTTGTAAGGCCAGAATGTTTCCACCCGACATCATGAAGTGCGCCGCAAACGTATGGCGCAGAACGTGTGTGAGTTGACCGCGAGGGAGCACGATAGACGTTTTTTCCATCACGGATAAAAATTGAAAATAGCAGTCTGTGAAGAAATTGAACCCATCAAGCGCCATGATCTCTTCGTAAAGCTCTTTACTGATAGGGATGCTTCTGTTTTTCTTCCCCTTCGTTCTGACAAAGGTAATTCGGTATTTGGTCACCTGTGAGCGGGTAAGATTTACGGCTTCACGCCAGCGTGCGCCTGTGCTTAAGCATATCTTAACTACCAGTGCCAGAATTGGGTCCTGACGTTTGCAATCAGCCAGCAATTCAACAATCTGCTCATGGGTAAGCCATGCCATCTCTTTTTCTGCGATGGTGAATTTTCGCATGTTCTCCAGTGGGTTCGGATACGACCATTCGCCCAGACGGGATAGTTCGCTAAAAACACTACTTAGATAGCTTTGCTCCAGGTTAATGGTGACCGGGCTTGCTCCTTTCTTCCATTTCTCGCTGAAGTAGATCTCGCCTGTCAGGCGTTTATCTCGATAGTGGGCAAACATTTTAGAGGTGAGATCGGTTGCAAGAGGATTGCCCAGAGCGTCAACCATCAACAGCAATTTGTCATAGACATGCTGCCCAGCTGTCAGAGATTTACCATGTAGTTTGAACCATAGCTCAACCACGTCTTTCAGTGTTCGACGATCCACTGATTCACCCAGCCAGGGCTTTGCTTCGGTTTCTTCCATCGTGTGGCGCTCAAAAGCCAGTGCTTCGCCTTTGGTGACGAATTGTTTACGCACACGACGCCCACTTCGTCCGGCGGGGTAACATTCGCAAAGCCATTTCCCAGTGGTGAGTTTTCGTACTGCCATAAAAAATGCCCTCCAGTAGAGAGCATTTTCACTGTATGTATAACCAGTGTCAATGTATGAAATCCTACGACCATACATCTCACTGAAGCCATAATTAAGTTGGCTATTCTTTTTGCTATGTGAGCATGTAACTTTTGCGGTTAACCTGCGGCTCATTTTTATTTTAGACGCAGATATAAAAGCAAAAGTTATCGTGAGTTTTTAGTACAGATTTTTTTGGATTTACTAATAGTTCCATCATTGCAAACGAATTTGCCATCTGAGGTACAGTGAGAAACACCTCCCTTTTTCCCTGAGCAGGGATAATTTCTAGCATAGGTAGTTAGTGGGTTTAATAACAAAGAACATGACAAAACCACAAAAAATACCTTACCAAGCATAGTTTCCTCCCGGTACTATTTAACATACTTGACTGTTAAACTTATAATTTTACCAATTATTTCAATGTCTTCTATCTTGCATTCGAAGGCTCTGTTTCCACCCTCGACGAAGATTCTTCCACCGGGTAAACGAGTAATGTCACGGATCGTTATTTCGCCATCAATACTTATTACCCATTTACCATCACGTATATCATCAAATTCTTTATCACAAATAAATTCAGAATTGTTATCTGTGATGACAAAAGGTTTTTTAAACGTAGAGGGTAGAAATCCCTTATCAAAAATATAAAAACCGTCTTTCTGCAATGCTCCATCAGACAATAAATATTTTTCTACTTCTATAGTATTTGTATTTGCTGATGCTTGCTTTGAACCATGCCCTGTTGTTAGCCAATTAAGCGAGGTGCCCGTTTCAAGGGCGCACTGGATTACCCAATCTGCTGGAAAAATATCACGCATATAGCGCGTTGCCATGGTGCTCTTAGAAACACCTAAATGATCACATAGAGCCTGACGGGTACCGAACCCATATGCTTCAACTAAACGTTCTATGGCTTTCTTACCGCCGCTATTGAAATCCACAAGTCCTCCAAAGAAATCCAAAATTCGTTGACAGATTCCAAAAGCGATCTTAAAGTTGAACCAGAAGTGTTCTTTTGGAGCCTTCACTACTAATCACGACAAACAACGGCTCGCCACAAGCCATATCTAGAAGGAATGTTGCCTTATGACACCTAACATTTCAATTACTCTGAATACACCACATGTCACAATCGAACGTTATAGCGAACTGACTGGCCTTTCTATTGATACGATTAACGACATGTTGGCTGATGGCCGACTACCTCGTCATCGTCTTCGTAAAGACAAAAAACGTGAAAAGGTAATGATTAACCTGGCTGCTCTGACTGTTGATGCTTTGTCTGCTTAATAGACGTCTATTTTCGCAATAAGACGCTGAGTTCGATTTTGCGATAAGTTCGGAGTTGAAAACCATGTTTGATTACCAAGTTTCCAAACATCCACATTTTGATGAAGCCTGTCGTGCATTCGCACTGCGCCACAATCTGGTGCAACTGGCAGAACGTGCGGGCATGAATGTGCAGATTCTGCGGAACAAGCTGAACCCAGCTCAACCTCATTTATTAACCGCACCAGAAATCTGGCTGCTTACCGATCTGACTGAAGATTCAACGTTGGTAGATGGTTTTCTGGCACAGATTCATTGTCTGCCATGTGTACCGATTAATGAGGTAGCAAAAGAGAAACTGCCGCATTACGTCATGAGCGCAACTGCAGAGATCGGGCGTGTTGCAGCAGGTGCGGTATCTGGTGATGTAAAAACTAGTGCCGGTCGTCGTGATGCTATCAGCAGCATTAACTCTGTAACACGACTGATGGCGCTGGCTGCTGTTTCATTGCAGGCCCGTTTACAGGCTAATCCTGCGATGGCGAGTGCAGTTGATACCGTGACTGGCCTCGGTGCTTCATTCGGTTTGCTGTGAGGTGCTTATGCTGACGAAAGAACCATCATTTGCATCGCTGCTGGTAAAACAAAGCCCGGCAATGCACTACGGTCACGGCTGGATCACGGGTGAGGATGGAAAACGCTGGCATCCATGTCATTCACAAGATGAATTGCTGTCTGAATTGACCACGAGGAAACGGAGAAAGTCCAAATGTATGCGGCAGAAAGTGAAGTGGTTTATCAGTTTCGTTACAGAGGGGAGAGTTATTCAGTACCTGAAGATGATTTGCTCTGTTGCTATCCGTCATTGTCGGGCGATGGCAGTTACTTTTTCACGTTAAAGGATGGGACGTTTTTACGGGGAGAGCAGGTTAAAGAGACGATACGAAAAAATGTATCTCCTCTTGAGCGTTACCGTAAGAACAAAGAACGATAGCTGCGTTTGGGGGATATGAAGTATGGCAATTAATGGCGCTGCAGCAACTGTTCCATTAAGCCCCGGTGAACGCCTGAATGGACTTAATCACATTGCAGAGTTAAGGGCGAAAGTTTTTGGCCTGAATATTGAGTCAGAGCTTGAGCGGTTTATTAAAGATATGCGTGATCCACGGGATATTAATTATGAACGAAATAAACGAGCACTGGCTGCTATATTCTTTATAGCAAAAATTCCAGCTGAACGTCATAGCATCAGCATTAATGAGCTGACCACTGACGAAAAGCGGGAGTTGATTAAAGTAATGAATCATCTTCGTGCAGTGGTGAGCTTATTTCCCAGACGGCTAGCCATGCCGAATTAACCAATTAATGAAATTCATGGCGTAAACCCGCCGGGCATTCCTTTATCTAAATTCAGGAGAATTGATTATGCGTAATATTGAAACCCTCTCGACTAAAACCGGACCGGATGACGCAGGACTTAATATTTTACTGACAGAGGCTCGTCTGGAAGAACGTCGGGCAAGAGCTGAAGCAATGGCAGCTCGCCTTGATAGCCTTGCGTGCCATATCACATCCCGCCAGCTAAACCACGTTGAAGCGGCTGAACTGCTGCGTGTGGCAGCTGAAGCAATCCAGAACGAAGCGCAGGAGATCCACTAATGGCTGATGCAATGGATCTCGTACAGCAGCGCGTTGAAGAAGAACGCCAGCGTCATATCCGTGCTGCCCGTGCCAAAACGCCGGGCGTGTCCCGCGTGCTTTGCATTGAGTGTGAAGCGCCAATTCCGCCAGCACGCCGCCGTGCCATTCCGGGTGTGCAGCTTTGCATTACCTGTCAGGAAATCGCAGAGCTGAAAGGCAAACATTACAACGGAGGTGCTGTATGAGCACCATCCTGAAATGGGCGGGAAATAAAACCGCCATTATGTCCGAACTGAAAAAGCATCTTCCTGCTGGCCCGCGACTGGTTGAACCTTTCGCGGGTTCCTGTGCAGTGATGATGGAGACGGAGTACCCCAGCTATCTTGTTGCGGATATTAATCCTGATTTAATCAACCTCTATAAAAAGGTTGCTGCTGATTGTGAATCGTTTATATCTCGCGCCAGAGTTTTATTTGAGATCGCAAACAGGGGGGGGGCTTATTACAACATAAGGCAGGAGTTTAATTACTCAACTGAAATTACTGATTTCATGAAAGCGGTATATTTCCTGTATCTCAATCGTCACGGTTACCGTGGTTTATGTCGCTATAACAAGAGCGGGCATTTCAACATTCCCTACGGTAATTATAAAAATCCGTATTTCCCTGAAAAAGAAATTCGCGCATTTGCAGAAAAAGCCCAGCGAGCAACGTTTATCTGCGCCAGCTTTGATGAAACGCTGGCGATGTTGAAGGCGGGGGATGTGGTGTATTGCGATCCGCCGTATGACGGTACGTTTTCCGGCTATCACACTGATGGTTTCACTGAAGATGACCAGTATCACCTGGCATCCGTTCTTGAACATCGGTCATCAGAAGGACATCCGGTCATTGTTTCTAACAGTGATACATCCCTGATCCGTTCGCTGTATCGCAATTTTACTCACCACTATATCAAGGTAAAACGCAGCATCGGTGTGGCAGCTGGCGAGGGTAAATCAGCAACAGAAATCATTGCTGTTTCCGGGCCGCGCTGCTGGGTGGGATTTGATTATTCGCGTGGCGTGGATAGTTCTGCCGTGTACGGAGTACGTGCATGAGCCATGCCGATATGAACAACTGCTGCGGCTTTAACGAGGCTGCCGCAGCGTTCTCATGGAACAGCCCGAAAAAGGCCATTAACCCTTATCTGGACCCGGCGGAAGTTGCGCCGGTTTCTGCGCTTTCAAACCTGATCGCTCTGTACGCTGCCGATAACGAACAGGAACACCTGCGCCGCGAGGCACTGAGTGATCAGGTCTGGGAGCGTTATTTCTTTAATGAATCCCGTGATCCTGTCCAGCGCGAAATGGAGCAGGATAAGCTCATTAGTCGGGCAAAGCTGGCGCATGAGCAGCAGCGTTTTAATCCAGATATGGTCATTCTGGCGGACGTCAATGCCCAGCCTTCCCATATCAGCAAGCCGCTGATGCAACGTATTGAATACTTCAGCAGCCTGGGCAGGCCAAAGGCTTATTCCCGCTATTTGCGTGAGACGATTAAGCCATGTTTGGAGCGACTGGAGCATGTACGCGACAGCCAGCTATCTGCATCTTTTCGTTTTATGGCAAGCCATGTAGGGCTGGACGGCCTGCTGATTCTGCCTGAAATGAGTCAGGATCAGGTGAAACGCCTGTCTACTCTTGTCGCTGCGCATATGAGCATGTGTCTTGATGCCGCTTGTGGTGATTTGTACGCCACCGATGATGTTAAGCCAGAAGAAATCCGCAAGACATGGGAAAAGGTGGCAGCAGAAACCCTGCGACTGGATGTTATCCCGCCTGCGTTTGAGCAACTTCGTCGGAAAAGAAACCGCCGTAAACCCGTGCCCTATGAACTCATTCCGGGTTCGCTGGCGCGTATGTTGTGCGCCGATTGGTGGTACCGGAAATTATGGAAGATGCGTTGCGAATGGCGGGAAGAGCAGTTGCGTGCTGTTTGCCTGGTCAGCAAAAAAGCATCTCCCTATGTCAGCTATGAAGCCGTGATGCATAAACGTGAGCAGCGCCGTAAGTCGCTGGAGTTTTTCCGTTCTCATGAACTGGTGAACGAAGACGGCGACACGCTGGACATGGAGGATGTGGTAAACGCCAGCAGCAGCAACCCGGCGCATCGCCGCAATGAGATGATGGCCTGTGTTAAAGGTCTGGAGCTTATCGCAGAAATGCGCAGTGACTGTGCCGTTTTCTACACTATCACCTGTCCGTCGCGTTTCCATTCCACGCTCAATAACGGCAGACCAAACCCGACCTGGACAAACGCGACGGTAAGACAAAGCAGCGATTATCTGGTCGGCATGTTTGCTGCATTTCGTAAGGCTATGCACAAAGCCGGGTTGCGCTGGTATGGCGTGCGGGTGGCTGAACCGCATCATGACGGCACAGTTCACTGGCACCTGTTGTGTTTCATGCGCAAAAAAGACCGCCGCGCCATTACTGCATTGTTGCGTAAGTTTGCCATCCGTGAAGACCGCGAGGAGCTGGGCAATAACACGGGGCCACGCTTTAAGTCTGAGCTGATAAACCCGCGCAAAGGTACGCCAACAAGCTACATCGCGAAATACATCAGTAAGAACATTGACGGGCGTGGTCTGGCTGGCGAGATCAGCAAGGAAACGGGTAAATCCCTGCGTGATAACGCTGAATACGTTAATGCCTGGGCGTCTCTGCATCGTGTTCAGCAATTCCGCTTCTTTGGTATTCCGGGGCGTCAGGCTTACCGTGAACTTCGCTTGCTGGCTGGTCAGGCGGCAAGGCAACAGGGTGACAAAAAAGCAGGTGCGCCGGTACTGGATAACCCGCGTCTTGATGCCATTCTGGCTGCTGCTGATGCTGGTTGTTTTGCCACCTACATCATGAAGCAGGGCGGCGTACTGGTTCCCCGTAAATATCACCTCATCAGAACCGCTTATGAAATCAACGAAGAGCCGACCGCCTATGGCGATCACGGCATTCGTATTTATGGCATCTGGTCACCCATTGCAGAGGGCAAGATCTGCACTCATGCAGTGAAGTGGAAAATGGTTCGTAAAGCCGTTGACGTTCAGGAGGCGGCAGCCGACCAGGGCGCTTGCGCCCCTTGGACTCGTGGCAATAACTGTCCCCTTGCTGAAAATTTGAACCAACAGGATAAAGATAAATCAGCTGATGGGGACACCAGAACGGACATTACCCGCATGGATGACAAGGAATTGCACGATTACCTGCACAGTATGAGCAAAAAAGAGCGCCGGGAACTGGCAGCAAGGTTACGCCTAGTTAAGCTGAAACGGCGTAAAGACTACAAACAGCGAATTACAGATCATCAGCGACAGCAGCTCGTCTATGAGCTGAAGTCCAGAGGATTTGATGGCAGCGAGAAAGAGGTCGATTTACTCCTACGTGGTGGCAGTATTCCGTCAGGAGCAGGCCTGCGTATCTTCTATCGGAACCAGCGTTTGCAGGAAGATGATAAGTGGCGGAACCTGTATTAATTACGCAGGTTAACAATTCGTGCTCTTAATAATACCAGGCATATCAGGCTGATGAACGTAAAAAACGTTTTACATCAGTAATATTATTATATACTGTAAATACAAACAGTGGTTATGTATACAGTATTGCTTTGGTGTCATAGGAGGAAAGATGCAGGACTATTTTTTGGAGTCTTTGAAGCTCCAGCGCATTGATTTTTTTCTTAAGCTTGTAGCGGCTAGTGAGTGTAGTGATGAAGAGAAGGGGCTGGCTCTGCAGTGGGTTTCTGAACTGACAGATGAACTCATGGCAAAAATCAGAACCCACGAATACAACCGCTCAATGGATGTCATCAGCTGAGGTGGCTTTTATGCGCATTGAAATAATGATCGATAAAGAGCAGAAGATTAGCCAGTCTACCCTGGACGCCCTTGAATCCGAGCTTTACCATAATTTGCGCCCTCTGTATCCCAAAACAGCAATTCGTATCCGTAAGGGCAGCGCCAATGGCGTTGAGCTGAGCGGGTTAAAACTGGATGAAGACAAAAAGCGAGTGATGGAAATAATGCAGCAGGTCTGGGAGGACGATAGCTGGCTGCATTAAGAAACATTGTAGGCGTCAGAACTTGATTCTGACGCCTACGAGGTTGAACAACGAGTAAGGCGAGGCGTTAGGTGAAGTAACTCCTTATAAGCCATCTATGATTGAAGGGTGACTTTTTTTAACGTATCAAAAACGATTTTCGTAAACTCATTCTCATTTCTAACATCAATATAAGCAAGGCCGCTATTGGTGATCTTGAGCTTACCGGAATATTCTAATGAATTAACAGAGCAAACAAGCCTGTCAATTCTTATTTTTTTACCCTCTAATTCTTCTTTATAATACTTCCTAAGATCATTGCTGCCAATTATTTGCATTTTAGCTGTGGCGTAATCAGAAACTCTAACCCTTGAAATATCAAGTTGTGTTAAATTGATATTTACACTTGAAGATATTTCATTAAGCCAGTCTATAGGGTTTATGTCAATTTCTTCCAAACTAACACCTAAGCCAAGATTTTTTACCAAAGCCTGCGAAAAAGGCTTTAAAGTTCTGGGTGGGTTAGTAATCTGCATTACAGGAAGAGAGTCTAAAGCCACGCTAAAATTTGTGGTGCGATATTCGATTCTTTCAACGGTAGTTTCGCTTCCGTCAAAGCTTAATATTTTATCATGATAAACAATACGCTCGACAAAGCGACCATTTGCAAAATCATGGCGTATTTTATCAAAAATGAACCCTTTCCCTTTATCCTCTGTAAAAGAATCAAGAGAAAGACGTCTAACGGCTGTTTCAAACTCAAGCCGTATGTTTAACTTAAGCCATTTAACCTTTTTCATCTTCGTTCACCTCTGATCCTATTATTATATTATAGGCATTTTCAGCGGCGGACTCAATTAATTCACTAATATGTTTTTTCTCTTGTGCCGTTGCCGCGCGAATGGTTACATTGAAACCGTCTTCTTTTTGATTGTTTATACCTTTAATTTGATAGGCAAAGTCACAGCATTTTTCTGAGTCTTTGAAAAATGCTTCGACGTTGATTCTGTCTCCAATTCCACTTGTCGGCTTTGAAGACCATGCAATACGCCCGATATAATAACCTTTCTCATGTAGTTGAGAAAATATAGCTGAACTATTTACCCCTTCACCATTAAGGACGGCTTTCTTAACAAATCCGGTATCAATAGTTTCTTCCTTGTCTTCATCCTCACTAGCATCAGTACTGCGATTTAATTCGACTTTTGTTACGTCATCAGTCTCATAACCGCGTAGACCATTCATTAATTCCTGAAAAAACTGACTTCGCAATGTAGGATCAGTTATTGCTAGTAATGATATTTCGAAGCGCTCGATAGGTTCGGACTTGATTTTAGATAGCTCGTTTTGCAAGCTCTCAATAACTTTTTTTGCCTCGGGGTTTTGAGGCATACGTACTTCAACTTTGTCAGCTCCAGGGCGAAGTTCTATTATAACATTCCGCTTGTCGATCTGACGTAATGCAGTTTTAGACAGGTCTATTTCTTCATATTTGTATTCTACTGTAAGCGAGCCATCTTTTTTAGCTACAATATTCAGGCTTTGACCTTTACTAGGGGAGCATGTTTTTTTTAGTGCTTCAGCAGCACTTTTTAATTCGGCCTGATTTGTTGAGGTTTGGAAGCTCACACTAGTAGTGCTTTCCCTTGGGTCATATGTTTTGACCAGTTTTTTTATGTGTTCTAATTCATTAAATCCGTGAGGAAGTTTGGATATTTCCTCGATTAGTATTTCCTTGTCGAGTTCTGGTGATAAAAACACACCTCGATTCAACAATAATTCATGCAACTTTGCAGCGGTTATCCTTTTATGATGTAATGCATCATAAATATTTTTATCAGTTGCGAAATATAGTTTTTTAGCCATTATCGTTGCTCCATGCCGATTTGTTCAAGATTATATTCAACAACAATTTTGTCTGTCTTGTCGAAGTCAATTTTAAGAAAAAGTCTTTCATCCTCGCCTAAGAGCCAGTCTGTGCTGTATTTCTTTTTCGCTCTTTCAAAATGATGAATGGCATTTTCATTTGGGTGAATGTGACAATGGCGTAATACGATTGGTTTACCTTCGGTTAATATCTGATAAGTTGATAACATATCAAAGAAGTAAACGAATTCGTCTACTGAATCCCCCGGTTGATTGTAATAAACAACATATCCCTCAGGGTTTTTATCCCTGAGCCAACTGAAAGCCTCATGCTTTATTATAATGTATGGTGATGTTAATAATTCAATTGTTGCAGGTGTTGTCTGATTAATAGGGTGCTTTATTCTTGTTAGGGAAAGATCTGGATAATAATATGTGAACTTATCAGGTTGAGGAAGTTTGCCTGAACCAATTAACTTAGTTATGTCAGAAGATATGTTTATCAAATCTGATATTTTATAAGGGTCAAGCAAATGTAGTTTGATGTTTGGAGGGCAATTTATAGATGAGTGATCTAATTTTTTTGTAATATTCTCATAGAAGTCTTTATCATATAAATTATCATGGTTATATAAGAATAATAACCCTCTTACGTTATAACCTAAAGAATCATCATGAACATATTTCAATCGCCATTCTTCACTGACATTTGCACACTCGGTAGCTAAAGCAAGCGATGTTAAAGCTCCCTCGACTATTTTTTTCCCAATAGTACCTTCTGCATAGCTTTTGAGGTCTGTGTTGAGATAGACCATTTCCTCCTCATATGGATCTATGTAGAAAAATACAACATCGCTTGGATGTGTTTTCTTGGAATGAGCCTCTTGGCAACAATCCCAATTCATGTCCGCTCTAGCGGCACGATCCCATTTGAACACTGAGAAAATATCATCAGAAATCTTACCCGCGACTCGTTGTATAGCCGAAGTCTCTCCACCCATTTCAATCTCGCTCCTTTACAATTGCTGTGGCAATCTGCCTGAAAATCCATCTGACTTGATGAGTAATCTAACCATATGGTTCGTATGCGTTTGTTGCATGACTATAGCGCATGAAAATGAATGATCGCAAAAGGATCGTTTTTGCTCAGTCCCGCCAGTTCTGGCGGGCTTTTACTTATGTCATGCAGGTGCATGAAAACCACTACACAAAGCGGGCAGGCGTGGCGGGGATACGAGCGCGCGCTGTGCGTGGTTGTAAAAGGAAATTGTTTTCGGTATAACCACTTCCATTAGAAGGAGAATTTATGAAAATTTTTGCAATAGTCATTACATGTATGCTGGCATCGATTGCAGGATTATGGCTTTATATGGATCCTGGTTTTGATTCTATTGTTGCATTTTTGGCTGCAGTTAGCGCTTTAGCTGGATTACTTATCACTACAAAAAATAAATATAATTCTATGAGCCAATCAGTTGGTGATAATTCAACTGCTGTCCAGGCTAGAGGTGATATTAAAATTGATTGTATAAATACAGGTGATAAAAAATAAGGAGGATATATGTTTAGTGATAAGCAAAAGCAACAAATAGGTAATAATTCGTATGCAATTCAAGCTGGAAATAATGTAAATGTTTCAGGGATGTCGTTTTCCGAGGTTAGAGAACTATTCAACATTCTCTTCGAAAATCAGTTTCCAAAATTGAAAGATGTTGCTTATGCTGCAGCTCAAGAGAATGCAAAAGATTTTGAAGAGCGTGTCGTTTCGGATTTAACAAAAAACGTTGATAGATTGATTATTGATAAATTTTGCGATCCGGACGTTCAGGCTACATTGACTGAGGCATTAAAGTCATCAGCCAGGAAGGGAAAGAAAGCTAATATGGATGTGCTTTCTCAGTTGTTAGTTGAACGAGTCTCCAATAACAATGACGATTTTAGAGATATAGTTTTAACGGAGGCAGTTACCGTCGTTCCCAAGTTAACACAGCAACAAATATCACTTATAACGATAGTTTTTCTTCTCAAGAATGTTGAGATCAAAGACCCTGTTAATGGTGTTCGATTGGATTTGTTGGAGCACAATTTTAGAAACTTTGAATCAATGTATACTAATGGGTTTAATTTGTCTCAAGCCCAGATATATCACATTCAATATGCAGGGGCTTGTTCATGGAATACTTTTTTAGGGATGGATGTTGAAGACTATTTTATGAGTAAATATCCGACTGATATAAAAGATAAGAGTGCATATATTTCAAATCTTAAGTTAGTTGCCCCTCATGTGTCTGCATTTTTAGAAAAATTTTCAAAGAGCAACTATCAAGGAATTGAATTAACAAGTGTAGGGCAAGCAATTGCTCTGGCTGTTTTTTCAAGATACGTAGGAAGATTGGATTATAATATTTGGTTAAAGTAGGGCATTATTTGCCCTACTTTATTATAATTCATATGGTTGGAAAGAAATTATTTCATCACTCAACCATTCATTAATTTCTTTAATTCGCTTTTGCAGCGGTATCAATTCGTTACGGACAAACACCTTACTCGCCTTTTCCACATCCCCAAATCCCCCAACATTACTCGGCATAATCCCCATCATCTGCGGCGGAACGCGGTGTGCAGCCATCATGTCGTCTCGGCTCACGTTCTTAATGTTCAGAAACTCATCCTTTGCCGCTACCTCTGACAGCGGGATTATCTGAATCCCGTCCTTTTTGCCGTTGGGTGAATACATAAACAGGTTGCGGAAGTTGCCCGGTCCTTTAGCGCTTTTCATGGCCTGGCGGATGTTGTTCACGTCCTCCTGGTTCTGCGCGGCGTCGGTCATATACATGATGAACCCTGCATGACTGCCATTGATGTAGTATTTACGCCGGAACAGCGTAGCGGACTCGTTCAGCAAGGCGGACGGAATGGCGGACAGATATTCCGGCAGGCCGTAAATTTCCTGGTTCAGGTCCGGCTCCATCAGGTGAAAGATACTGCCTTTAGTGAACTCGTAGGGCTGCGTGGTTACACCCTGAACGTGGTGATTGAGGATTTCAGCGGCGACCAGAATCTGCTGATGGCCCCGGTTTTGCTGTGGCTGCGGGATAACCAGCCCGATGCCATCAATAACCCGGCGTTACGGGAAAAACTATTTACCTTTGAGGTGGATATTCTGCGCAACGATGTCTGTGATATCAGCCTTAACCTGCAACTGACGGAACGTGTGCTGGTCAGCACTGACGGCAGTGTGTCGAGCGTTGAAGCGGTAGCAGAACCCGATGAACCTGAAGAAATGTGGACGGTGAAACGTGGCTGAACTGCAGAAGGTGGACGACTGGCTTAGTGCCTTACTGGCGAATCTGGAACCAGTCGCAAGAAGCCGCATGATGCGCCAGCTGGCGCAGGAACTGCGCCGGACACAGCAGCAGAATATCAGGATGCAGCGCAATCCAGATGGCAGCAGTTATGAACCGCGCAAGGTCACGGCGCGCAGTAAAAAAGGCCGCATCAAACGTCAGATGTTTGCAAAGCTGCGCACCACCAAATACCTGAAAACTGCCGCCAGCGCCGATTCTGCCAGCGTGCAGTTTGAAGGTAAGGTGCAGCGCATTGCCCGCGTTCACCATTATGGCCTGCGCGATCGCGTCAGCCGCAAAGGACCGGAAGTGCGTTACGCAGAGCGTCGTTTGTTGGGTCTTAATGGTGAGTCTTACGTTCTAACTCTTGATATATTGAATAGATTCCTTCTGTCTTGAATTCACCATATGCCCAATGAATTGCATTTTTTTGTTCAGTCAGAATATATTTCCTAACTTTTTTAGAATAGTGAATGGTCAGTATAAAACCCAAAGAAATCCATAATAGAATAAATATGGTTGTTGGGGCAAAGGAATAGATAAAGAATTTGTCTTTAACGAAATTCTTGACTTCTTCATCAATGTAAGCATTCCCTTCATCAGTGGTTAGTAGTTTACAAAGAATTTCTTTATGTTCGATAGTTAATGATTTGTACTTCTCTGTACTGGCAGAGGATGACTCTTCGCAATCATCCTTTGATATTTCCCAATCAGGAGTGGTTAATATTGTAGCTGCAGTCGCCAGTTTTTTTGACATATAAAATGATTCACCGGATTTTATCCAATAAAGCAATGTGCTATTTGGTGGGGTTCTAATGGCTTGGATGAAAACTGGACCAAAAATATAAATTGCACACAAAAAAAGAAGTGAAAAGAGAACCGTGATTGATTTTTCAGCCCATGTGATAGTAGGCAGCCTTTTTAATGATATTCGTATAAGAAAAAAATTCAATATAAACGCAGGTATTCCTGATTTTTTCAAAATTACATCATGAGATTTTCTATATTTGAATAGTGCTCTTATAACTATCGTCACCAAAGTTATAACAGCTCCAATAATGGAAATCCATGCGGCAAGTGCCGCTGCCGGGGTGTTTAAAAATTCAGCATTAAATATATTAGAACTTATTGGATTCATAACACTCATTTATCCACCTATTGGTTGTTTTTTATCCTTTTATCAATTTGTACCATCGATACCACAATTTGCAAGAAGTTATAAACAAGTTTTCAGCTGTCATCATATATCTATGAACGCACAACTAACCGAAATCATGCGCCTTATCACCAATCTGATCCGCATAGGTGTAGTCACCGAAGTGGACCGGGAAAACTGGCTTTGTCGGGTGAAAACGGGCGACCTTGAAACCAACTGGATTAACTGGCTGACGCTGCGCGCGGGTAATGCCCGCACATGGTGGCGACCATCGGAAGGTGAGCAGGTGGTGCTGCTGAGTCTGGGCGGCAATCTGGAAACCGCCTTTGCGTTACCCGCCATCTATTCGAATCAGTTCGCGCCACCTTCGACGTCGGCGGACGCCTGCGTGACAGAACATCCTGACGGCGGCTGGTTTGAATACGAACCCGCCACCGGGCGCTGGTATGTCAGGGGCATCAAATCAATGGTCATTGAGGCCGCTGACAATATCACCCTGAAAACCAGTGAGTTTATGCTGGAGGCTGACCGCACGCGTATTAACAGCGAAGTGGTGATCAATGGTGGCGTTACCCAGGGCGGTGGAGCGATGAGCTCTAACGGGATTGTGGTTGATGCGCATCAGCATACTGGCGTCCTGAAAGGCGGCGACACAACCGGAGGTCCGGTATGACGCTTTATAGCGGGATGAACAATACCAGCGGCAAAGCCATTACTGATATTGACCATCTGCGCCAGTCGGTGCGGGACATTCTGCTGACACCGCAGGGTAGCCGTATTGCCCGTCGGGAATATGGTTCTCTGCTGTCGGCACTGATAGACCAGCCACAAAATCCGGCATTACGCCTGCAGGTCATGTCGGCAGTGTATGTGGCGCTGAGTCGCTGGGAGCCACGGCTGACGCTGGATTCCATCACCATCAACAGCGATTTTGACGGTTCAATGGTGGTGGAGCTGACCGGGCGGCGTAATAACGGTGTGCCTGTTTCCCTTTCCGTATCAACAGGAGCAGAGAATGGCAGTGATTGACCTTTCGCAGTTGCCTGCGCCGCAGATTGTGGATGTGCCGGACTTTGAGACGCTGCTTGCCGAACGCAAGGCAGAATTTGTGGCGCTTCATCCGAAAGATGAGCAGGAAGCAGTGATCCGCACGCTGGAACTGGAATCTGAACCCGTCACCAAATTGTTGCAGGAGAACGCTTACCGTGAGTTGCTTCTGCGCCAGCGCATTAACGAAGCCGCGCAGGCGGTGATGGTGGCTTATGCGATGGGCGGCGATCTTGACCAGCTCGCTGCCAACTACAACGTGAAACGCCTGACGGTGACGCCTGCTGATGATGACGCTGTGCCGCCCGTTGCAGCTGTGATGGAAAGCGATGAAGCGTTACGCCTGCGTGTGCCTGCAGCCTTTGAAGGGCTTTCAGTTGCGGGGCCAACTGCAGCTTATGAATTTCATGCCCGAAGCGCCGACGGTCGGGTGGCGGATGCCAGTGCAACCAGTCCGGCACCTGCAGAGGTGGTGCTGACTGTCCTTAGCCGCGAAGGCGATGGAACAGCAGAAAAAGACTTGCTGGATGTGGTGGAGAAAGCCCTGAACAGTGAGAACGTCCGCCCGGTGGCTGACCGTCTGACGGTTCGCAGCGCAGAAATCATCCCGTACCGCGTGGAAGCCACCATTTTTCTCTATCCGGGACCGGAAGCAGAGCCGGTAATGGCAGCGGCAAAAGCCAGTCTGCAGAAGTACATCGCCAGTCAGACGCGTCTTGGCCGGGATATTCGCCGTAGCGCCATCTTTGCCGCCCTGCATGTTGAGGGTGTGCAGCGTGTGGAGCTGGCTTCGCCGCTGGCGGATGTGGTCCTGAACAAAACACAGGCGGCATCATGTACGCAGTGGAGCGTAACCAACGGAGGAACGGATGAATAGTCTGCTGCCACCGGGTTCAACTTCACTGGAGCGCCGACTGGCGCAAACCTGCAGCGGGATTTCTGATTTGCAGGTGCCGCTGCGTGACTTGTGGAATCCAACGACCTGTCCGGTCAGTTTCCTGCCTTATCTCGCCTGGGCGTTCTCTGTGGATCGCTGGGACGAGGACTGGACGGAAAGTGTCAAACGCCAGGTGGTGAAGGATGCTTTTTATATTCATCAGCATAAAGGAACCACCAGTGCCGTGCGGCGGGTGGTGGAGCCGTTCGGCTTTCTGATCCGCATTATTGAGTGGTGGCAGACCGGAGAAACACCAGGCACGTTTCGCCTGGATATCGGCGTGCAGGATCAGGGCATCACTGAAGATACCTATCTGGAACTTGAGCGACTGATAAGCGATGCCAAACCATGTAGCCGTCACATGATCGGCATGTCCATCAATCTGCAGACCAGCGGCCCGCATTGGGTGGGAGCCGCCAGTTATCTTGGCGAAGAAATCACGATCTATCCGTATATCAACGAAACAATTATTTCCGGCGGCACCGCGCATGAAGGCGGGGCGGTCCATGTTATTGACACAATGAGAGTGAATCCATGAGCACAAAATTTTATACCCTGCTGACGGATATTGGCGCGGCGAAACTTGCCAGCGCCGCCGCGCTCGGTGTGCCTTTAAAAATTACCCATATGGCGGTCGGCGATGGCGGCGGAACATTACCAACGCCGGACGCAAAGCAGACAGCACTGGTAAATGAGAAACGCCGGGCTGCGCTGAATATGCTCTATATCGACCCGCAGAACAGCAGCCAGATTATTGCTGAACAGGTGATCCCTGAAAACGAGGGCGGTTGGTGGATACGTGAAGTGGGCTTGTTTGATGAGTCCGGGGCATTGATTGCCGTGGGTAACTGCCCGGAAAGCTATAAGCCGCAACTGGCTGAAGGCAGTGGGCGTACCCAGACCGTGCGCATGGTGCTGATTACCAGCAGTACGGGCAATATCATCCTGAAAATCGACCCTGCTGTAGTGCTGGCAACCCGCAAGTATGTGGATGACAAGGCACTGGAGCTGAAGGTGTACGTGGATGACCTGATAGCAAAACATCTTGCCGCACTGGACCCGCATTCACAGTATGCACCCAAAGAAAGTCCGACATTTACCGGAACCCCCAAAGCGCCAACGCCAGCGGCGGGGAATAATACCACTCAGCTTGCGACCACCGCATTTGTTCAGGCGGCACTGACGGCCCTGATTAATGGTGCGCCAGCCACGCTGGACACGCTGAAAGAAATAGCCGCAGCCATTAACAATGACCCGAAATTCAGTACCACCATTAACAATGCGCTGGCACTGAAAGCGCCGCTGTCGAATCCGGCACTCACCGGAACGCCAACAGCCCCCACGGCGGCGCAGTCGGTCAACAATACACAGATTGCCACTACGGCTTTTGTGAAATCGGCGATTGCGGCAATGGTGGGTTCTGCACCTGCGGCACTGGATACACTGAACGAACTGGCGGCGGCACTGGGGAATGATCCGAACTTTGCCACGACAATGCTTAATGCGCTGGCAGGTAAACAACCGCTGGACAATACGCTGACTAATTTGAGTGGAAAGGATGTAGCTGGTCTTCTCACATACCTTGGTTTGGGAGAAGGTTCGGCATTACCCGTTGGTGTGCCTGTCCCGTGGCCTTCCGCCACTCCGCCAACAGGCTGGCTAAAATGCAATGGTGCGGCTTTTTCTGCTGAAGAATACCCGGAACTGGCAAAGGTTTATCCGACAAATAAATTGCCTGATTTACGCGGTGAATTTATTCGTGGCTGGGATGACGGACGTGGAGTGGATGCCGGGCGACAATTATTATCTTCACAGGGGGATGCAATAAGAAATATTG